CAGAATTAACATCTTTGATGCTGAGCATTGCTGACTCCTTTGTGTTACAATGTGTATATTATAGCAAATTGGCGATTTTTGGTCAATCGGAACGTTGGTAATACTTGTGTATTACATGCTCCAGTAAGATTCTGATGCAGGGTTGCAACACCAAGGAGTGTCACGGTCAATTTGGACATCTGCACCGGTCATCAGGTTTTTGACAGTGACCATTGTGGGCAGAAACTCAATGCGGTAGCCCTTACTCACAGGGTAGAGTTCGTATTGCAGTTCACGGACTTCACGATGCATCTCGGCTGCATCACGATTGCGCCAAACACTGGTGCTGACCAGGCGTTCACCACTCTTGGTACGACGATCTGCTTTGTAGATGTACATGGTGTGATCTTGTTTCATCGCTGGCTCCTTTTTGCTGTCTATGTGTGTATTATAGCAAATTGGCGATTTTGGGTCAACCAAAAGAAAACCCGCCAATTCAGCGGGTTTTTGTAGTACTTGAGTATTACTTTTAGGCTGCAATTACTTCAACAGTGCTTCTGGTTACTGTGCCGTCGGGCCAAGTTGCTGTTAGAGGGTAACTGTCACGGCCGTCACCAAGTGCAAATGCAAACTGGTTTTTGGCCCACGGCGATAGCGGAGGAGCAATTTGAGCAGGAAAGACACAAACTCCATTGCTGTCTGTGGCAGTGGTACCTGAGCTGTCAAATGCAGTCCAGTTGAATAAAGTGTTGGGTTCACCTGTGACCACAATGCTAAAGTTGGTACCTGTGCGTATTGACTGAGTAATTCTTTCAGTGTTGCCCACAGTCCATCCAGCTAATACAGTGAAAATAGTCTTGGGATATTGAGGAGGCGTCACTTGTACGTTAACACTGCCTGAGAAATCAGGTGCCTGTCCTCTGGTAGAGCAAGTAACTGTTATTACAGCCGTACCAGTGGTAGGGACAGTTGATCCAGGTACAAGAAACAAGTCGCCTTGTTCTGATGCAGAATAGTCAGTGTAACTAATTGGTATCAGCGCACTGGTAGTAGATCCCAGCTTCACTGACACAGAACCAGTAACAAATGACGAGCTAGGTCTTGCTCTGACTCTTACATAGAAGTTTTTCGTGACTTCTATGTTTTGAGTAGGCTCTCCTGGTTGAACAACACCATTCACTGTTACCTGCGGATACAATGCCAAAATGTCAAGACTTGGTAATGGTGCAATCAGATTCTGGGGTAGTATTCCCACATAAGCCAGTGCACCCTGTACATTTATGGTCAACAAAACGTCTCGATCCACAGATGGCGATACACTGACAGCAAACCCACCATTACGAGTAGTTCTTATTCTAAAAGTTCCATTCAACGGAAGTCCTGCTGGTAGTGCATTTAGTCCATATCCAGCAACACGCCCCCCAATACCTTCTGAGCTTGACACAGTAATCAGCGAAGGATCCACGGTGCCGCCTGCACCGTCAGCGTATATGCCAGTGACCGAGTAAGGAACTTCGGTGCCAAGTGGATAATTGTCTACTGCTCCAACAAAGACTTCAGCATCTATCAAAATTGTTTCTCCGGGACGACCGCTGCTACTGCTGCGATATAATCGTATAGTAGCACCATCAACTGAATATGGCGGATTAAACGCAATACGAGGTCCCGATGCCGGCGGCGTTACTACAGGCCCGGGTACTACTGGAGGTGGTGCAGAATTCAGTGCACTGTTCACAGTCTCAGATTGTGACGCAATTGCGGCCCTGGCCTCATCCACAGTGTAGTCAGTGCTGGTTGCGTTTGTGGATATCTGTGCCGCGGGCGGTGCTGGAATAACAGGTGGTTGTACTGGCGGCAGTGGAGTCAATGCATTGGCGCTGCCACCAGGTGACTCACCAGGGTATGTAGTGGGTACTGCAAAGTTTGTGCTGAGAATACCAGCGTCGTTCAAGCTCTGATAGTTTCTGCCTTCTCGCAAGGCCCCGATAATGGCCTGTCCTGGCAACGTGCCAAACTGTGCCACTGTGTTCAAGAACTCTGATGCGTTTTTGGGAGTATTGTCTTGGCCGTACTGAGCGAGACTGGATGCAAAACTCAAGGCATTGCTTTGAATGTCTCCAGGCAAGCTGTCATAGTTTAGTCCAGTCTTGGCCTGGTTTACTGCTTCTCGGAATATCTGTTCAGAGATTGTGTTGAATGCACTGTTGAGATTGGCAGTTTCGTTGGGATATGCTGCAATCAAGTTAGCAATCTCTGCTTGGGCAGCAGGTATCAGGCCTGTGGTAAATGCAAGGTCACCTGTGGCATACACGCCAGCAGCAGGTCCTGCGGGAATAGTAACAGGTCCAGTGTTGGGCCCATATGTACCCGACACAGTGGCCAGCATATCATTGTATATGCCCTGCAACACTGTGACATCCATGGTGTCGATCAAGGTTGGAACCTGCAGCATCAAGTTGGTAACATTGACACCGGCTGCTGTACCAAGAAAATCCATCACAGTAAAAGATCCCTAGGGACCTGTTCCTGTGGCAAAGTTGTCTTTGAGATACTGAGTTATAGTGTCAGGTACTGGCGCTGTCAGCGATTGCAGCAGATACAGGCCTTTGAGTGTTTCTATGCTCATAACAACACCCCAGCTAGTTCAGGCAGTGTGAGTTGAGACAGATTGCCAATCTGTTGCAGACTCTGTGACAGTGCTGTGGCCGCCACAGCTTGTTCTGGAGGCACAATCTTTGACAATTGATCACAACCAGTGACCACTGCTTCAGTTACGTACACTGTGACTGTGTCATTGACTGCACCGTCTTGTTCAAAAATTAGCACAGAGTTACCATCCACTGTAGTGGTCAGGCTTTGCCAACTGCGTGGAAACAGTTTCTGAATGTTCAGCAGGTCAGCCATGGTATTGATGTCAGGGGTTGTGACCTGTAGAATCGCAAGAACCTGTACAAGATCATCACCCACAACGTTGACCATGGCACGGTATGCACGTTGTTGAAGACTGTTTAGTTGTGTTTCAGTTAGTATCAACACTGACTGCGACGGAGTACACAGTGCATCAATCTCGTCAGGAGTCAGGCCTTGGGCCAACAATGCTGTTTCCACAGGTGGTATAGTGCCACGCACAATTTCTGCCATGTTGGACAGTTGTCGCAACAGTGCAGCTGGTGTACCAAATTCAGCAATGGCTCCGAGATCAAACGCTTGACCTAGATCCGCAACGTCTTGTGCAAAAGCAGGGATAGCCAACGTGACCGCAGTAATGTCTCCGGTGATCAAGTTGTCCATGTTGGTGTAGGTTGGACCCATGTAGGTAGTGGCATTGACTGCGCTGTACACAGTGTCAGTTGACTGATTCTGAAATCCAGTCACAGCCGAAAACACCTGAGCAAACTTGCTCAAGTCACCGTTGCCCAGGTATCTGTTGCCGGTGTCCAAGATCAAGTTACCAAATCCTCCCACTGGTGCAGGCGGAATCACTGGTGTTTCAGAAACTGAGGTAGTGGCATTAGCATAGGCTGCAGGCACACTGGCTGACAGTGCAGGACAACTGTTGGAGGCCAAGGTCTGCAACAGGTATCTAGTGGTAGCATTTAGACCATAGGTTTGGGCAGCAGCAGCGGTACTCAAAAAAGGTGCAATCAAGTTGGCAGTGTTGTAGGTGTTGATAGATTGTACCATACTGGTGGGCAAGGCTACACCAGTGTTGCTCAAAATACCTGACGCTGCAATCAACTGCAAAGGAGTGTAACTCATTATCTACCACCTGCAAATACATTAGGTGAGCCGCCCGCACGAGCATGCCCACAGGTGTCTTTGTTACCGGTGACCACTACAGATTTTCCTCCAGCTCGAACAGATGACACACCGCCAGCTGTTTTTTGAGAGCCGTCGTTGTGCACAGTTTTTGCACCGCGGCGGCCATATGGTGGATGAGCACTGACTGCCTGTGCTGGAATCATGATGGGTTTATTGTTTACCCGCACAGACGCAACGCCTCCACTGGCCACACCGTCACCATCATTCTTGTCACCATTGCGCTGCACTGCTGGCATGTTATCCTAGTATAAGTTTCTTTTCTGGTACCTTGATACCAGTGGTTGCTTCTAGGTATTTCATTTTGACTGAGTCGTCAGTCTTGGATACCAAAGAAACGCTGTTAGTATTTAACCGGATTTCTTCTTTGGGATCTGCTGTGAACATACTGGGCACAAGCCCCATGCCTTGCGGACCTGGAGCGATGCTGACCGGCTCTTCTAGTATGATCCAGTCGCCTCCAGATTGTTTTACTTTGGCAACCATTTCTTCGCCTGAGTTCATTTTGAATGTGTATACCTGATTTGGTTCGAGTGCTATTTGCATTATGCTAGTTTCTTTCTGAGTTCTGTAAATCCGCCCACATGTTCTTGGTCCAAGAAGATTTGTGGCAGTGTGCGAGCTGTTGGCACAGCTTCTAGTAGTTGTTCCTTGGTCCAGTCTTGGCTCACGTTGCGTTCTTCATATTCAATACCGCGGCTTTCCAGCAGCGCCTTGGCTTGAACACAATAAGGACATTGGTCTTTTGACCACACAATAGCTTTCATTTCATTTTCCTTCTTTTGATTTATCGTAAGTTTTTGCAAATATATCTGTTTTAACAACACCATAGTCGCCAGGACCGTGCTTGACAATGTAATCATTGCCTTTGGTATATTCTAAGTTGCCCCAGCTTGCTTTGACAACACCGTCATGGTCAGCAAGCTTTGCGACTTTCATGATCTTTTTAGGCGTAGCAGTGCCGTCACCGTTGTCGTCGTAGTAGGCGTTGAACTTGATGGGACTCACAGGATATTGCTCACCCTTGGGTCCAGTAATAATCTTGTGACCTACTGTATAATCCACAGGGCCTTCAAGAGTTTGTACAGTACCGTTATCAGTGGCAGTTTTGTAACTAATGGGAGTAGGGTGTTTGTAGGTAGCAAAACCACCTGTGTTGAACCAGTTGTCATCAATCATATTACAGGCAACTCCTCGTAGTCTAGTGCGTCTGACATAACGCCAATAACATAGTTAGTGCTTTCGTTCTCTTGCAGTGCAGTTTGTTTCTTGCTGGTGTCCACGTGCTTGTTGAACCACGGGATAGGTGTGCTGCGTGGTGCAGACTCCAGATACTTGATGCCAATTTCTTGCAAGGCGTTCTTGGCAGTGTAGTCCACAAAGTCTCGCAGAATGTTGGCGTTGAGACCAATCACAGGACCGTGCTTGAACAAGTAGTTGGCCCAGTCTTTTTCTTCGCGAATCACATCCTGGTACATCTGATACACTTCGGCTTCGCACCGAATCTTGGCCGCAGCAAATCGTGGATCTTCTTTGACCACTTGATTGATCATCCAAGCAGTCCATTCCTTGTGCATGATTTCGTCCTGCAGGATCAAACTGATGATGTTGCCGTTGCCAATAAAGATACGATTCTCTACCATGGCCAAGCTGGTGGCGAAGCTGACCATGAAGCGGAATGCTTCCAGTGCATAGCTGGCGTTGAGTGCTAGCCAGATAGCGTCAATGTGTTCCGTTTCTGTGACCACGCCGCCTGTTTCTTTGCGGCAGTTAATTAGATGTAATTTGTCATAGTAGTCGCCCACACTAGAGGCCATGGCCACAATCTCTTCTGTGTCATGGATGGTATTGAACACATCCTTGGGCACGTTGTAGATGTTGCGAATGATGTGACTGTAGCTGCGACTATGGATGTTGGTTTCAAAGAAGCTCCAGTTGTACATGACTGCTTCTAGTTCGGGAATACTGCACACTGGTGTAAAGATCTGACTGGGACCACGACCCTGCAAACTGTCAAGAGCAGTTTGACGCAGTAAGTTTGAAGTAAAGATATGCCGCACAGTGTCGCTGGCGTCTTTGAAGTCTTGGCTATCTTTGGTCAAGCTGACTTCTTCAGGAACCCAAAAGAATCCACGAGCCTCTTGTTCAAACTTGGCCAGCTTGTTGTACTTGACTTCTTCAAATCGTTGAATAGTCACAGGACCAGATGGGTCCAGAAACATCTTGCGATTCAAGTAGTCAGTTTTTGTTTTTAGATTGTATTGTGCTTTGCTCATGATTTGTTACCAATGTCTAATTACCCCTGCCACAATAAACATGTTTGTGATTATGTAACATGCTACTATGGCAGTTCTTATCCAGGCTACCTGATCGGCTTCACGATCGTCGTTGCTGGCTTTGTCTCCCAATGCTTTTGCCCAAAGACGCCACATAGTTTATAGTTTGCAGCTTTCGCAATCTTCTTGATCATCAAAGTCAATGGCTTCCAATGGAGCTTCTGCTTCCACCTGTTTTGACCCTTGCTTGTTGATCAGGCTGTAGTAGAATGTTTTCAGACCCCACATGTGTGCCTGCATCAAGTTCTTGGCAATCAAGGTCGTGGGCACCTTGCGGCCTGGGAAGTGCGCCGGATTGTAGAAAGTGTTGGTGCTGATGCTTTGATCAACGTAGGCCGCCAACACTGCCGCAGTTTTCAAATAGCCATCGCAGTCTTTTTGTGCCCACATCAGTTGATACTTGTTCTTGAGTTTGTGATACTCGGGCACAACCTGTGTCAGGCTACCAGCCTTGCTTTCTTTGACACTGATCAGGCTCATGGGCATTTCAATGCCGTTGGTTGAGTTGATCACAACTGAACTAGATTCCACAGGAGCAATGGCCATTGTGGTAGCGTTACGAACACCGTGCCCGCGCATTTGCGCACGTAGGCCTTCCCAGTTCAGTTCGGGAGCAAAGTTGGTAAGTTCATTGACACCTGCGGCACGACGTTCCCACGGGAAGATACCTTGACCGTAGAAGGTACGATCCGAATCTACACAGCGACCACGCTCCTTGGCCAGTTCCACACTCATTTCCGTGAGATAGTATGCTTGATGTTCCATCCATGATTTGACTTCAGCCAAGGCATCTTTTTCGCCGTACTGCAGGCCACGCTTGGCATGCCAGTAAGCCAGGTTGGTGATGCCAATACCCAGGGGACGAATCTCATCATTGCTTAACTTGCTTTGAATACTCAAAAAGTCCTGGTAATCAAGTATATTGTTGAGACTGCGGTGAAGAATACGGCAAGCCCGACGCATGTCTTCTGGATTCCGGAAAGCGCCCCAGTTGATACTACCCAATGTGCATAGTGCAATGCGACCATCAGGATCATCAAGACGTTTAAAAGGTTTAGTAGGGAGTAGAATTTCACAGCAAAGGTTACTCTGGTAAATGGTATGATACTCAGGATCAAATGGTCCTTGGTTCATGACGTTGTCTATAAACACAAGATAGATACGTCCTGTGTCTGTGCGCTCTTTGAGAATGCCGCCTTTGAATACTTCTTCGGCGCTGATCACTTTCTTTCTTAGATCTGAACGCGATTCATATTGAACATAAAGTTTTTCAAAGCGGGCAGTATCTTGATAGAAGGCCTCATATAGATCTGGAACGTCATTGGGGTCGAAAAATGTAATGTTTTCTTTGTTTTTAAAACGGCGCCAGAAGAACGCAGAGAGTACGACTCCATAGTCCATGTGTCGGACACGGGTCTCTTCGGTTCCTTGATTGTTCTTGAGCACAATAAGGTCATCGAATTGAAGATGCCAAATGGGATAGAAAACAGTTGCACTAGCATTGCGAATGCCTCCTTGACTACAGCTACGCAGATCACCAAACCACTTCTTGAGAAACGGAATCATTCCTGTGTGTTGAATTTCACCACCGCGAATGGCGGCACCTAGACTGCGTAAGCGTCCGATCTCCAGACCGATGCCAGCACGTTTGCTGGCATACTTGGCCATCATTTCTCCACTGGCAAAGATGCTATCAAGATCATCATCGCTGCGAATAAGAACACAGCTACTGAACTGTTTGGTAGGAGTACCCAAGCCAGCCAGCACAGGAGTGGCAAGAGTAAAAAGACCATCACTAGCCGCATTGTAGTATTCTTTGATATAGCGCATGCGAGCCGAGTTAGGCTCTTCTTTGTGAAACACAGTGGCTGCTGCAACCATGTACCTAACTTGAGGGGTTTCATAGATTTCCTTTGTACTACGATTCTTGACCAGGTACTTTTCAATCAACTGTTCAATGGCAGCATAACTGTATTGCTCGTCTTTGGCATGGTCCAACATGTCATTCATACGGTTCCAGTCAGCTTCATCGTACCATTCCAGGAGTTCAGGAGTGTACAGGCCTGTGGCCACGTTACGCTTCACAATCTCATACAAGTGGGGAGGCTCGTAGCTGCCGTAAACGTCCTTGCGTAACATGCTGACTCGTTGTTTTCCAGCTACATATTGGTAATTGGTGTGTCCCACATCGGGATTAGCTTCAACGTCAATTAAGTCCACAATAGCTCGCAGAGTAATTTCGTCGATTTCTTTGGTAGTGATGCCATCATAGAAGTGTAGTTGAGCTTTGATCTCTACCATACTTTGACTGACATCTGCAATACCACTACAGATCTTGGCAATCTGCGTCTGCCACTTTTCCAAGGCCAATGGTTCACGCTGGCCACTGCGTTTAACGACGGTGATAATTTTCATTGTTTTGTTATTTAATTTGCAATTTTATTTCGGACTGGGCAATACTGCGCCGAGTGTTGTTCTTGTAACTTGGATTGATATTTACGACAGTGTCACGGTCCCAATTCAATATATATTTTCCTTGACTGACCAGGACTAAATTGTCTCCGTCCACCTCTACAAGCACCGCATCCTGCAGATCTGGATGGTCTAACATAGCTATAGTATACATGATTCCTAGTCCTCTAGCAACACTGCAATACAAGTTGTCATCCAACAATTGCCAGGGATCTGGCCAATTTGGACGATCATCCCAGTGTAGGTGATAAGGACGCCAAGGTGCGTTAAACCACCAAGAATTGATGGCAATAACAGCATCATGTGCTGTCATGGTTTCACACTGGCAACGAAGATTCGACCAGCTAGCCAGTCGTTCAGCAAAAGTTTTGGGCCACATTTATGCTAAGTGTGTGATTGAGTAGGATATAGTGCCGGCCGTGCCAGTTGAAGTAGAAGTGTAAGACACAGTGATGTTGCCGCCTGGGCTGGCTTCGGCTACATTGAGAGTGATGCCTGTGCTGTTGTTTTCTGAGTAGTCATCTGTGTAGGTAAAACCACTGGTAGTGCCATTGACCGCCACGATAGACCCAGTCCTAAAAGTAACACCTCGAGCAATGGTGTAGTCTACCCGGAATGCCTTGATTGCGCTGGAGGCCACCACAAACAAAGTTCCTGCACTGTTGTCAGCCAACACAGAGTCAATTCCTGCTGTACGCTGATAAACGCCCAGGCTCATCTGATTGGCTACTGTGCTGTTGCTGACACCGTTGATGGTGTAGGCAATGCCACGAATATTCATGCCCAGGGCAATGCTGCTGCTTCTGGTCAAGTTGATGCGTGGGTAAGTGCTGGACTGTGCTGTAGTACGT